TTGTTGTTGGAGTTGACCCTGCGGTTACGTCAGGCGAGGATTCAGATGAGACGGGAATTATTATCGCAGGTCGTATTGGAAACAGGGGATACATTCTTGATGACGTTTCGGGAAAGTTTACGCCTCAAGAATGGGCAATCAAAGCGACTCAATTGTATTACAAATATAACGCCGACCGAATTGTTGCCGAGGTAAATCAAGGCGGCGATATGGTCGAACATACATTGCGGATGGTTGATAAAAATGTTAGTTATAAAGCAGTGAGGGCGGCAAGGGGTAAGATGTTACGAGCGGAACCGATAGCGGCTTTATATGAACAGGGGAGAATCCATCATTGCGGAATGTTTTCAAAACTTGAGGATCAACTTTGCATGTATACGCATGACGGGAGAGAATCGCCTGACCGATTAGATGCATTGGTTTGGAGTTTGACTGATTTATTTTTGGACGCAACAGACGGAGGAGTAACCAGAGTGAGAGGTTTATAAATGCCAGTTGATTCGACATCGCCAGAATATGAGGACGCCTCTCATCAATGGCAAAAATGCCGAGACGCTTACGCAGGGCAAGAGGCCGTGATTGCAAGCGGTCAAGAGTATGTTGCTCCATTAGACGGACAAACGGCAACTGAATATGTGAATTACTTAAAGCGTGGATTGTATTACAACGCAACGGCGAGAACAGTTCAGGGAATGGTGGGTGCTTGTTTTCGCAGGGAGCCAACAATTGAATCTGGTATTGTCGATCCTTTTATGGCAGACGTTACGTTGACCAATGTATCAATTCAAGGTTTAGCCAAAGAGGCGATGAGGGAGGTCTTGACGGTTGGCAGATACGGTTTGCTTTGTGATTACTCGGAGGATGAACAGCGGCCTTATCTGGTTCCGTATCTTGCCGAGAATATTATAAACTCAAGAGTTGAACGAATTGGTGGGCGTTCGGTCGTTACAATGGTTGCTCTCGCAGAGATGGCTCATGTAACTGATCCAGATGATCCATATCAAACAATACCACAACAGCGGATCAGAGTTTTAAAAATAGAGAATGGAGTTTATGTTGTTTGTGTTTACGTAAAAGTTAAAGGAGCGTCCGACAGAGAGGATTGGATTCTTGTTGAAGAATTAGTTCCAACAGTTTCGGGTTCTCCGCTTGAATATATTCCGTTTGTTTGTATCAACTCAAATTCGATTGGAATGGAAATTGAAAAGCCGCCATTACTTGATATCGTTGATGTTAATCTTCATCACTGGCGCATCTCTTGCGACTATAATCACGGTTTGCATTATACTGGCTTGCCTACTCCAGTTGTTGCAGGTTTTCCAAAAAGCAATGAGGGGTATAGGATCGGTTCTGGTGTGGCTTGGTGGAGTGAGTCTCCAGACGCAAAAGCAAGCTACCTTGAATTCAAGGGAGAGGGACTCGGAGCCATGCAAACAGCAATGGAAGAAGATGAGGCCAAGATGGCGAGTCTTGGAGGGCGGTTACTCGAAAAACAAAAGCATCAAGCAGAAGCCGCCGCCGCCATACGCTTGAGAACAGCAGGTGATCAGGCAACGCTTGCAGGGATTACCGAAACGCTTGACAGGGGATTGACTCAGGCGGTTGCATTGTTGGCGGCGTGGCAGGGAGCAACAACAGAGGATGTTGTTGTTATTCTCAATGATGACTTTTTTGCTGAAACGATGTCGGCAGATGAGGCGGTTAAATTGATGCAGATCGTTCAAGCAGGTTATATGACGGTTGACAATTTGTTGTTCTTGTATGACCGAGGCGAGTTGTTGCGTCCGAATACAGATCCAACAGTTGAGAAGGAGATGATTGAACTCCAGAACTCAATCCAATCGGTAATGCAAGCCGAGGGGTAAATGGCAAACATAAATGAACGAGTCGATCAGTTATTGACAAAGCATGATCTTGCGTTGGTTCGTTATTCAAACGGACAAATCAAAGACGTGATGAAAGACATTAATGATTTGCAGAGGGAGATTGTCGGGTTATTAAAAGAGGTCGAACCAAGAAACCGTTCGCAATTACAGGGGTTACTTGATAGAGTAGATAACGCAATTGAAAATTCGTATTCAACTATTGCCGCAAAGTCAATAAAGAGTTTTCAAGAATTGGCTTCGGTGGAGTCTGAGGCGGTTTCCTCTATTGCTCAAAAGGCTTTTACGGTTCCAATCGCTCCAAATATTTTACCCCCAACAGTAGCAATAGAAATTGTCGAAAGCGGAATTGCTCCAAACAATCCAAGCGGTTTACCTGTCAAGGAGAGGTGGACAAGACAAAAAGAGGGGTTAAAGTCTAACACAAAAACGGGTTTAGGTTATGCGGTTAAGAACAATCAATCTCTGGATGATATGCTTAAAATTGTTAGGGGGAATCGCAATCTTGGGTTCCGTGATGGTGTTATGTGGAAAAGTAAAACGGGAGCGGAAACGCTAATTAGAACGGCAACGGATACGGTTGTTAATTCGGCGAGGATGGAAAGCTACAAGCGAAACTCAAATGCAATTGAAGGGATTCAAGCGAACGCAATACTCGACAACAGAACAACATTGCTTTGCAGAACTCGGAACGGATGGGCGTGGCATTTACAAACAGGGAAACCATTTAGAGGAACTCCCGTTGAGTTTATGGGGGAACCCCCTTGGCATTTTAATTGTCGAACAACTCTATCGCCAATATTTAAATCGCTTGAGGATTTGCAAGGCGTTATTGATCCAGAGTTGAACAGAGAGATTGCAAGGCGAGGTCAAAACTTTCCTATTGACGGGAAACCTGCACCTGTTCCATCGTTTGCTAAATCAATAAATGCTATGGGAGCGAAGGAGCAAGAACGGATTCTTGGCAGAGGAAGATATGAACTTTTTAAAGACGGAAAAATCACGTTGTCCGATCTGGTAAACCAACAAGGTCGAACCTTAACGATTAAGGAGTTAAAAAATCTCAATGGCTCTTAAAACAATTGTTGACGCAGAAGGATTTGAACAGTTGCCTGACGCATTGAAAGAATTCTATAATCAGGACGGAGACAATTTTGTTTTGTCTACCGATTCAAATGATAAGATTAATGAATTCAGAAACAACAACCGAAATCTCTACAATGAGAATGAGGAGTTGAAGAAAAAACAAACTGACATTGAAAACCAGTTGAAACAATTCCAAGAAAAAAATAAAGTGCAACAAGAGAAAGAGTTGTTGTCGGAGGGTAAAGTTGACGAGTTACTCGACCAGAGAACCGAGGCAATGCGTCAAAGTTATGAAGAAAAAATAAACGAATTGGCAAAAAATCATCAAAATGCAGAAAACGCGCTTGACATTCATATAGTTGAGAACCAAATTAGGGATGCGGCTATTAAGGCTAATGCGAAAAACGACCGAGCCGTTGATCACATTATCCGAGCAGTTAGGCCGCATGTTAAACGAGATGGTGCGAACGCCATACGAGTTGACAAAGATGGGAATTCTGTAATGACGTCAGACGGTAAGACGCCGCAAGGAATTCTTGACGTTGTTGAAGAATTGAAATCGTCTGACAGTTTTTTGTTTGCCGAGTCAACTGGCTCTGGTGCAAGCGGAGGTCAGACCGATGCAAATACAGCAAAGAAAAAGATTCGCCGCTCCGAGATCGGCAAATATATTTCAGAGGTTTCAAAAGGTGAAGTTGAGATTGTTGATGGTTAATTTTTAAACAGGAGCATTGACGCAGAAGTTTCATAATATCCCAAAGTTGCCGAGCGGCTTGGGCGATTGCTCCGAGAGCATTTTTTTAAACGGGCAAAGCCCATAATCTTATTCTCTTGAAAGGAGAAAGCCGCTATGGCTAACACGTTAACCCCATTAATAGACAAGCTGATTGCGCGTGGCCTTGAGGTCTTGCGTGAAAATGCTGTCATGCCTCGTTTGGTCAACTCGACCTATACAGGCAACGCCGCAAATCGTGGAGACACGATCACTGTTCCAGTTTCTGCGGATATTACAGCAGGGGCGGTTTCGCCGTCTAATACTCTCGCCGCAGGTTCTGATTCTACGTTGACGAGTAAGACGATCAGTTTGAATCAATGGTATAAAGCAGGGTTCTTTCTTACTGACCAACAGATCACTCAAATTGACGTTGATAATTTCAACACAATGCAAGGTGATGAGGCTGTTCGTTCTTTGGCTAACAATGTTGACGGATATATTCTCGGATTGTATACGGGGATTTATTCTAATTCTGGTACGGCAGGTACAACTCCATTTGCAAGCAATCTGAATGATTGGACAACTGGAGCCAGAACAAAGTTGAACACAAACAAAGCTCCTCTTGAGGATCGTCATGTTGTAATGGATGCCGATGCTGAGGGTAACGCAATCAATCAAAGAGCGTTGCAGGATACCTCTTGGAGAGGTGATAGTGAGGGAATCCGTACTGGTGATATTGGTTACGCTTTGGGAGCAGGTTGGAATCTTGATCAGAACGTCAAGACACACACAAACTCAAACGGAACTCCGACAAGCTATCTCGTCAACAACGGTAGTGGTTACGCCGCAGGGACAACGACTATTGCTATTGACGGTGGTTCCAATGCTCCAGTTGCAGGTGATATATTTACTCTCGCAGGTAACACAGGTCAATATGTTGTTTCAAGTCTTGACGGTGCTAATCTTACTTTTGCACCTTCGCTGAATGCAACGGTTGCCGACAATACTGCATTGACGTTTGCCGCATCTCACGTTGTCAATCTTGGTTTCCAGAGAAATGCTTTCGGTTTCGCAATGGCTCCAATCATGGATGCTCAACTCAATTCCGATACTATGCGTCAGGTAACTGATGACAAATCTGGTTTGAGTATGCGTCTCGAAGTTTCTCGTCAGGAAAAACAATGGAAATTTGAATATGACGTTCTGTATGGTGCTACTCTGCTCCGTCCAGAATTGGCTTGTCGTATTCTTGGGTAGTTTAAAAAAGCGTGAGGGACTCAAGCGGTTCCTCACGCTTTATGATTTTGTTGAATCTGAGATAAATTTTAGAAGGTTAAAATGGGGGATTATGCCAGAAATTAAAACTGTAAAAGTCAAAACTGATGATGGTTTTGCAATTATCAATGAATCTGATTTTGATGAGAAAACTATGAAGTTGTTTGACGGTAAAGAAAAAGAAAAAGCCGCTCCAAAAAAACGCAAGACGAAGGGGTAACTTGTGGCAATAACTTTGTCAACAGATGGATATTGTGAACTCGCAGACGTTCAAGCGTTGGTTCAACAGTATACGATTGATTCAAATAGTAATCCGAGCAGTTCTCAAGTTGAGGGATTTATATCTCAAGATTTCGGAGAGATCAACGCATTGCTGAGAGCAACAGGGTATGCGGCTCCCGTTGCTCAACAAGGCGGCCAGTTGGCGTCAGGGGGGACAATACTCTTGCAAGACAAAGCGAACCTGATGGATACGGTTCTGACGTTAAAAGCAAACTCAGGGTCTTTGACGGGTTCGGTTCGCAGGGGGGATTTTATAACAATAACAGGTGACGCTCAAAGATATATGATTACAGCAGATGACATTGTCAACAGTGACGGACAAATCACTGTTGAAGTCACGCCGTTTGTTGAGGTAGAAAAAGCCGCAGACACTGCGGTTACATATACAGCGGCAACAGATGCCGCAAAGATTTTGAAAAATTTAAACGCATTAATGACGGCAATCCGAGTTCAGAATTCTGCATATAGTTCAACTGCTCAAGGCGTTGAGGATTTGATTGATCCGTTGGTTGTTGAACGAGATAGAGTTATTAAAAACATTCAAGATGGAAGATATGACATTCCGAGTGCCGAGGTTGAAAGAACTTCGGGCGGTGGAACAATGACATTAGTTAGGAGCTAAAAATGGCAAGAGCAGAGGTTGCAGGGGTTGCGTCTCGGTTACTCCCAGAGGGAGTTCGACCAGACGCAGAAACAATCAAAAAAATAGAGGCGGCCATTGACGCAACGGCGGTTGATGTTCCAGACGGATCGTCTTATGCAGAAGAAATGAACGCAAAGCAAAAAAACGAAGATGAAGCGTTAAAAAAATTAGTTGACGGCGATAAGCCAAAACCTAAAGCAAAAGTCAAGGCGAAATAAATGGCGATTGAGTTCAAGGTCAACGGCCTTGATAAACTTGAGGCAACAAACGATGAGATGATTAAATGGGCAAAGCGTCCTTTTAATGGGAAAGCGGCGTTGCGTATCCGTCAAAAATTTACAGAGATAAATAAAAAAGCATTTGAATCAAAAGGTCGATCAATCGGAGAAAGTTGGCCTCCATTGAATCCAATTTATTCTGCTTGGAAAAGTCGAAACTATCCCAAGCGTCCGATGCTTGTTTTAAAAGGTGACTTAAAGGCATCAGTTACAAAGCCAACAAGCCGCAATATGATATTCAATAGAGGCGGCGGTAAGATGTTGACTTTGGGTTCAAGGGTTCCATATGCGAACGCTCATAATTACGGAACCAAAAGAATTCCAAAAAGAACCTTTTTAAAACTTACAAAAGAAACAGCGGAAATTTTTACTGCTGAAATGACCAGAGATTTAATTGTTGCAATGAATGGAAGCGATAAATGGCAGGGCTGAGAGATCCGCAAGCGTCTTGTAATTCGATCATATCAGTTTTGAATTCTGGTATGTCGGCAAAATTAAATGCTTTAGATTCTGCGTATGATGACGGGATTGTCTTGGATGACGTTGACAGTTTTTGGAGAGCCCCTCAAGAAAATTATCCAAACAGTGTCAACATTGTTGTTGTTCCTACGTCAACGGAGGTTGTCAATTCGCCAGAACAGCGAGAAGTGCAGAGCATTAGTATTGAGGTAATAGTTACAGGCAGTCAATCCTCGTCAACGTATGCAGGGACGGAGATGATTACGATTAGGTTGTGGAGAACATGCAGAGCAGTTCAAGAGTTAATAAATAAAACAACATTATCAGATGCGGTTGATCAATGCTATGTCGAAAGTATTGATGCCTCTGAGATCGGCACAGACGGACGCAGATTTGAACAACGAGCCGAGATTTCAACCGAAGTGTATACTTCCTAAAAAGGAGAAATAAAAATGGGAGTCGATAGTTTTTCATATGGCTCGGATCTTGTCGGGTTTGTCAAAGCTGAGTCAACGTACGGAGTGCCAATCAAACCTGCGGCAACCGATGCTTTCAGGGCCTCATCCATTACGATGGGCGCACCAGTTGGTCGTGAGTTTCCTAATGACGTAAGAGATACGAGAAGTCGTATCCAAAGAATTGCAACGAGGACGCCAGTTCAACCGTGGTCTGCACAAGGAATTTTGCGACCATCAGGTTCAACGGGAGTTGCTCCAGATATGGGTTTGTTTTTAAAACAAGGATTAGGAACCGAGACGGTTGCAGGTGGAACTTCTGTCACTTACAGCTTGCTCAAAGATCCAACTGCTTTATCGTTGGCAATCTATCGGGAAACAACGGATCTTGGAGAAGGTGTTTCGGGTGCGATTGTTCAAAATGTTGCGTTCAACTGGTCAGGCGATGGTTTTGTGACTTGGACTTGTGATGGAGTTGGTAAAGATTATATCCAAACGGGTAATTCAGCCGTGAACGGTACTAGTGGAGCGTCAACAGCGGTCGTAGTAGATGACGCTGATTTTTTTACTCCCTACTCGGTTGTTTCTATTGGATCTGATGATGATATACAAGTTACGGCTGTTAATTATTCAACGAATACTCTCACGATTGCATCAACAACGGTGGCTGATGACGAAGTTGTAAAACCATATTTTCCAACTCCAACATTGGCAGGTGATCCATTGTTTGGAACAGATGGAACTTTATCATTGGATGCAGGTTCAACAACGATAACTCACCTCGGCGGCTCGTTGTCTATTTCAACTGGTCAAGATTTGTTGAATACGGAATATGGTTCCAGTTCAGCAAGTGATGTTGTTGTTCCATCCTATCGGGAGGTTACAGGTTCGCTTGATTTCTTAGTTCGTAAAGACGAGGCGAATCTGTTTACCGAATTTAGGCGAGGCGTTCAGAAGGATATGCATATTACCATTGGGACAACAGCAGGGAAGAAAATGTTGATTGATTGTCCAGTTACAGAAATTGATCCATCTCAAAGAGATTCACCAGAAAGCGACATGCTACGATATACAGCAAACTTTGTTGCTCTCGGATCTGGTACTGGAGAAAACGAAGTATCTTTATTATTCGCATAGGTTGACGCATCTCTTGGGTGCAGGGTTCGGTTCTGCGTCAACCGTCCGAAGATTTCGGAAAAGGCTCTGCATCCTATGACGCAAGGAGATCACAATGGAGTTGGGAGTTACTTGGTTTGAGTATCGGCCAAAATGGAAGGGCAATCTTGATTTGCCAGAGGATGAGCAACTTTCGTTGGAGATCAAACGGTTGAAACCGATTGATACTCTGTACGAAGATGATGAAGAAAAAATCCATCAATGGAGAGATCAAAACCTGACAAGGTTTTTAGAAGATCCAGAATATTCGGAAAATATTAAAAGTATGTCAGACGAAGTCCTTAGATTGGTTAAAAGGTTTATTTCTCATACGAGGAACTTTAGAAACTTTGTTTTTGATGGGCAAGAAAAAAAAGATTCAGCAGAGATATTTTTTAATATTCCAAATCCAACAGATGCCGATCAAGAAAATTCTTTAATCATGGAGATCGTCAGCGTCTTGGGTGAAACTGCTCATCTTACAGGCGAAGAATTAAAAAACTTCGTAGCTCGGTCAGATGGTTCCATCTCGGAACAGAAAAAGGTTGTATAAATTGTTCACAAAGACGCAAGCCAGATTTTTGTTTTCATCAGGCAGGGGAAAAGCGAAGTGGTTTATTAGGAGAAGTGGCTTTTGTTGGTTGCCCTGCTTTAAAAATTTCCGATCTGAGCCGAGCTATATACGAAATACATTCTCTCTCGCATTCTGTAGAGGGATCTTTTTACAGGCGTCATATTAGTTTTGATAAAATTAAAGAGATGCCAAATATTATTGCAGAAGGTTTTGATGTTATCGCAGATGAAGCTCATATAATTTTAAGAGAGCAAGCAGAAAAAAATGGCGGTTCAAAAACAGAAACTTGAAGTCATTGCAAAACTGAATGATCAATTTTCCAGTAGTATGGAGAAAATTGATAAGTCGGTCAATAAAACTTTTTCTGATGATCCCAACAAAAAAGGAAGTTTTCTTTCGGGGATAAAAGCCTCGTCTGTTGCGTTGGGAGCGTTGGCAGTTGGTGGATTGGTTGCAGTGGGAAAAGGTTTATCTTCGGCGTTCAATTCTGCAAAAGAATTTGAGCAATCAATGGCAGACGTTGCCGCAATTACTGGAGCAACGGGAAAAGATTTTGACCGTATGTCGAAACTTGCCAGAGATATGGGAGCCGTAACGGCGTTTTCAGCCAATGAGGCCGCCGAGGGTATACAGTTCCTCGGGATGGCAGGTTTTGACACTAACGAGATAATGACGGCCTTACCTGATACTCTGAGTCTTGCATCTGCGGCAGGGATGGATCTTGGAGCGGCGGCAGACATATCAAGCAATATTTTATCGGGAATGGGAATGGCCGCCGATGAACTTGGGGGAGTTGTTGACAAACTCGCTCAGACGAGCAGAAACGCCAATACGGACGTCTCTCAGCTTGGAGAGGCATTCAAGATGGTTGGGCCTACTTCAGCCGCCGCAGGGGTAGAGTTTGACGATGTAACAACGTCTCTCGGTCTATTGGCAAACGCAGGGTTGCAGGGGTCAATTGGTGGAACATCTCTCAACGCCGCTTTTCGTTCAATGATCAATCCAAGCAATAATGCCGCAAAAGCCGCAGAGAAACTTGGTGTTTCTTTTACTGATGCAACAGGCAATATCAAACCAATGCGTCAGATTCTTACCGAGTTAGATGATGCGTCAATGACTACCAAGCAAAGTTTTGAAATCTTTGGCGTTCAAGGTGCGAGGGCAATCAACGCATTGAGAGCAAACGGAGTCGAAGCGTTTGATAAACTTGACGCAAAAATAAAGGAGTCAGGCGGCGTTGCTGAAGATATGGCAAAAACTCGGTTAGGTTCTTTTGAGGGAGCTATGAAACAGCTTAACTCAGGAATCTCGGAGTTTTCGATCTCAGTTGGTGAGCAAATGCTCCCTGCGGCTAATGCACTCATCAATGATTTTTTAATCCCTGCGGTTCAAAAAACAAATGAGTTTGTTCAATCCTTTGGCGGTTTCGGTGAGATGTTTCAAGCAACCAAAGAATTGTTTGTTGCGTTTGCGAATACAGGAAAAAACATTTTTAACGAGTTGTTTTCTTCTCCACAATTTGCAGAAGATTTTCTTGGCAACTTGGGGGAAGTCTTTACGGCATCAATGGGACTTGTTTCAAATTTTGCTTTTGGTAGAAGTGGGCAAGGGGGGATGCTTGGAATTATCAAAGAGGTTGGCAAAATTGTTTGGGAACCTTTTAAGCAATCTTTTTTGGCTTTGTGGGATTTCCTCAAGGTACCTTTGGTCAATGGAATCAACAACGTCAAAGAGTTGTTTGTTGATGGTGCAAATTCTATTATCAGGAGTTTCAATAACTTAGGGGAAACTTTTGGTGTTGTTATAGATGAGATTGACTTCACTCCAATTACCGTTGAGGCTCCAAAAACATTCAAGGAAAGATGGGC